GCTTTGACTGCCAACCGCTCACGCAGAGTGACTACTTGATTCTTTTCTAGCATTGAATATACCTGATGTTGTTTACATCAGATGATGTTACCAGGTATATTTTTCGTCCCAGAACATTTTCTTCGTAATGGCATGGAACTCGCGCCACTCTTCATTCCACACGCCGGTACGCGCATTTGGCAAACGCCACATGGTATCGTCATGCTTAAGGTCGAGTGTCAGCATTACTTTCTTCCACCCATTGCGAATCTTACGAAGCTGAGTAGCTACCGAGTAACGTACGGCACGGTTGTTACTGGCGGATTCTTTTGTAATACCAGGGCCACCGTCAATACGGATACCCAGGCGAATAGCTTCAGCTACCAACTCAGCAGTTGCACGTTCCCAGCGTACGACACGTTCAGCAATCGTCATGTGTACATCCATGCGATAGTTCTGACCACCTGGAGTCATTGACATCCAATCTGGAAAACGGACGCTAACAAAATGCATGTAATCCGGATTGTCTTTATGCTTATTCAGGTGTTGGATCAAGCATTCACTAGTTTCTTTTGGTTCAGGTTCTGGTGCATCTGCCAGAGTTTTCATCTTGTTAGATGCTCTGTTGTGAATAGAATTACCTACGATGAAAGCTTTAAGTGCTACGCGGAATTCTTCCCACAAGCGCATATCTTCTTTGGTTTCAGGGACAGCCCACTCTTCAACTGCAGACCAGACCTTTTGAATTTTGCAGACGTTCTTCCACGACTTACGATCTTCGCGGAAGGTACCATGTTCAAGATAACGTTGCAGCAAACTGATCGCGCTATAACGCCGATGCTTCTTACCAGCCAACCCAACATGGTTTACATCTAGCTCCTTCGCTTCATACAACAGAGCGAAAGCAGCTGCGTGAACCATTTTGATCCGATATTCCATCGGCTTGGTCAGGTCGTAGTTAATACCACCTGGGAAGTGCGATTGAAAAGTTGGTTGAGAAACAGTCAGGAACGATACGAGTGTCATGTTAAGCCTTATTTTGAAATGCTGAGAGACCGGCGATAATGCGTACAACAGATTCCTTTACAACAGGGCGTTCCCGATGATAGATCGGGAGTTGTTGGTTACTAAGGTACTCAATCAACAGTTCCTTATTTACCTTACCCAAGTGCTTGACACGAATGATGTCTTCTACCAGTTCACCCTTCTTGTTCAAAGAACGGTAGACAGTAAGAACGAAGCAGTAGCCGTCTACTTCATCAAACATGTCTTCTTCAGCCACGAACGTGTTATTCGCAGCTTTATACCACGGGATATAAACTTTACCTTGCATCAGTACTTGATCCCTAGATTATCAAAAGCAACAATCAAAAGAACGATCACCACGACGATGTAGTTACACGTCACGAGAGTTTTCTTTAAGTAGGTCATGGCATCGCTGGTAGGATCTATACCGGAGATGAATCCACATCCCCACATGACCCAACCCGCACCCACCAGAATAAAGAATGCACTTACTACTGTGATGAACATGCTACTACTCCTAACGTCATAAGCGAGCCCGAAGGCTCGCCGTTTATGCAGCTTGGGTATCCAGCAGATATTGGTCGCGAACAGTGCGCCATTGATCTGCAAGATTAACTCGGTTGTAATTCGACTTCAGGTGGTTCAGGAAGTCCTTAGCTGGACGACGCTCCAGGTACTCGAGATCGTTTGGATCCCATGGACTTCCGGTAACCGATACTTGTGCGGCTTTACCCAGTTCCAGCATCTCCAACGCTTTCTGTTGGAATGGACCTTCCCCAGCATAGCCAGCCATGCCAGGGAATTTATCCAGGAACTTAGGCCAATGCTCCAGAATGTACTCACGACGCAGACGTGCCAGCTTTGCGTCTTTGGTTTCTACTACTACGGATTGGACTGTTTGATTACTCACTGTGATATCCTTGTTTGATTGCACCAACAAATGGTTCACCCACCAAATGGAAGGTCTGACACACCATTGGTTTGAAACGTAAATTTAAACTGGCACGCATGTCGACTTTGTACATCGTCATGACGTGTGGTTCACCTTTAAGTTTCCGATGGTTGCCATCAACAGGATATACTTCATTCAGCTTAGTGAGTTGCGGTACAACGAAATCCACAATCCACTTGTTGTGATCGATGTGGCTACCGATCTGAGTTGTGGTAGGCAAACGAGACCACTCGGTCAAACCACCGGCACCACGAATATCGAAGTACCAGGAGTCTTGAGGATCTTCCGAGTAGAACCCTTGCAGCATGAAAGCTACACCGTCGGCCTTACGAACGACTTCAATGACGTAGAACGATTCATTTACCATCTTCGAGTACCTTTGATAGTTCCCAACTGATGTCAGGGATTACATAGGAAGGACCGACGTAACGGACATGTGCTTCACCGTTAGCATCGATATGTACGCGGACCATATCCGATTCATCGAACTGTTCCAGGTTATCTAGCGAACGATGCATCACAGGGCGACACACTTGAGAATAACCGTATTTCTCGTTTTCAGTCTGATCCGTGTCTTCCAGATCAATCCAGAACGTGGTGTTGCGTGCAGGTACTCGCCACTCAATGTCATCGAAGATAAAGTCTTCACGATAACTATCGACTGGGAAGTGTTGGCGATGAGTCAGACGAACTGAGCGGAGTTTAAACATCCGCCAGCTTGGTACTACACGCCAACTCCATAGCGCTACGGCAACCCACGCACACAGCAGCATCAGCGCTAAACCAATCAAAACAACAGTGTGCCAATTACTACTGGTGTCAGGAACGATCCAGCGAGCGACGTCACCCATGTAGTAAAGACCAGGGAAGTAAAGTGCGTAAGCGATCCATTGACCATACTTCTTAAGAAACTTGTACATTTTGATTCCTAATGTCGGCATAAAAGTGAGCCCGAAGGCTCACCCTTTAAAGTCAAACTCAAACACAGCGTCAGAGCTACGGCGTTGTACGTTCCACAGCAGCACGTAGTATTCACCTGCCGGTTGTTTCAGCTTGGCGAGGAACTTCGACAATGCTTCTGGTTCATTCACAAACCCAGAAGCGATCATCATACCTACGTGGTAGTCCGCTGTATCAGCAATGGTGTTGCTGGTGTTCTTAGGGCACCAGATCAACTTCTTGACACGGGACGCTTCACACACTTGACCGATTGGATCTGCACCCAACCGATCACGAGCTACACGGATTACGTGCATTAGGCTTTGCCTCGCAGCTGTCCCAGACCTTCTTCCAGTTTGCGCTCTACCAGGTCACCGTTGACGGCGAAGTAGATGCCTTCACTGGTGGTAATCAACAGATCCCCGATAGTGAACATCGAGTACTCTTTCAGGGTTTGCTTATCCCACTTGGCCACGCGCATCATATCGCGCACAACAGCTTGTGGGTGTTGGTTACCCAGGCAAGCGATACCAGTGATCGGGTTACCTTCCATGGTACGTACTTCTTCAGCACGGAAAGGCACGTAAGCGTTGAAGTCCTGGGACTCTTCGTTCGACGTGATGGTCACGTCATTACCCTGCACTTTCAGGTGATAGTGGTGGGTCGAACCATTGAACAGTTTCACGTCCAGGGTTTTTGCTTCAGCAGCTTGGGTCATGCTTGATTTCCTTTTTAACGTAATGCGGAAGAACAGCAACAGGTTCATCCGAATTGGTTTCACGAATTTGAATGTTGTAATGTCCAACAGGAACATTACTAACAGCAGTTGAACCGATCTCGATCATAGCGTACCGTGCAGCTTGATACTGATCGAAATAGATTCGTTCATGCTCTACTTCCGTAGGCATAAATAAAGCCTTGCGAGTAGACTTAACACGCGAATAGAACTTTCCCACCATACGAGAGTATTCGTAGGGAACTTCCATTTTGTCATTCACCAAGACGATGTAATACCGCCTTGGTGGAATAACACCGCGCCGTTGGTCGTTTCTATAGTCCCACGGGCTGGGCATAGGTGGTAGCCTCTGACAGCTTAGCGATAACTTCTTCCTTTACCGGAGCATTCCGATAAGGCTCATCGCTTTTACGAACACCCCAGACTTCAGGAGCCTTGGATGGATCGTAAGACATGATCTGAACAATCGTACCCTTGCCAGCATACAGCACTTGACCAACACCAGGTTTGGTAATGAACACGTCTTCTTTCAAGACGACGAATTCACGGACCTCAAAGTTCTTTTGCGACATTGTTACCTCAGTTCAAATACTTAGCACGTGCAGTTTGCAACGGTGTGCGTTCAAACCCGATGTGAGCACCAAACGGTTCCTTATCCAGAACCAATTGATAGTCTTCATCGTAACCCTGTTCCCATGGTAGTCGACCAGCAGCATCCGACACTACCAGTTGATACACCATAGCTTTCTTGCGCTCGTCTTCGTTGTAGAACACAGCGTGTTGCCAGCCGTATCCTGCAAACCAGCGATCAACGTCAATCCGACGCAGGTGAAGACGATCTGTCGGCAGTGCCGTGATCCCTTCGTATCCCCGTTGCCTCATGAGGAACTCGAAGAAGTCTTCAGTAACTAGATCCCCATCGATTGGTTCTTTCGCCCAGTCCAGATACGCCAGCATGTCACCGATGTGATTGCGCATTGCACCGAGTTCCATGTCCGTAAGACTGAAACCCAGTACCAGATCAGGACGCCCATAACGAGCGTTGCCAATAGTAGCAAGCACAGGTGGTGCGTCTGGATCAGGAGACGAACTGATGAACTCCCATTCAGAGTCACCCAGAGCTTCACGAATCATCTCTACCGTGGCCAGGCGTGCTTCTTGAATGCCTTCTTTCGTGTGATGCGATGGAAACGCCAGCATTTCATTTCCTCAATTCAAGAGACAGTAGTCAGTTGTGTTAGATGCTCTAATCGTTGCTTCAACCCTTTTGCAGTCTTTTGCAGAATGAATCGGTATTTCGATAAACTTCAGATCCATGTTGGAGAAATGGCTAGGGCTCGAATACTGTGCTTGCAGTTTCCGATTAGGATGCCGTCCAGCCTGCAACAAGGCAAGTTGTTTATCTACTTCAGCGCTCACCGTACGAGATTGTCCGATGATAAACCAACCACTAGACACATGATCGATTATGTAAACGCCTTGGGTCACCAACGTACTGCGTGCTCCGTTGTTCGGCACAATCGCACCAGACTTCAGTTCACGGTATGTCAATGACCAGGTATATGCTTTTTCTTCAACGGTGTACATCGCGCACTCCTAAATTCACATTAGATTTAGGAGACAAGTACTATTTGCCAAACAGAGGAATCCGACCACCGCTACCAAACCATTCCAGGAAACGAGTCCACAGATTTTGCTGAGGGTATACCTGGACATAGTCGAGGATACGATCTTCATCAGTTGCACGAACGTCGTTGTTTGGCGCACGCTCTGGTTGCTTCGGTTGAGAGTTCTTGAGTTGTTCACAGAACTCGTAACGCAACTCCAGATACTTCGAACGCTTGGCATCTGGTTTCTCCAGAGCCCACAGATACAAAGCAGCCAGGTTATCCCAGGTAGTACCCGATTGGATATTGCTGGTGCGATGAGCTTCCAGTGCTGCGAGTTTGATCAAGCTCTTCTGATCAGCATTTGTGATGATCAGGTGGTGTGGGACCAAATTACGCTTGCAGAGTTCACGGAAACGTTCGTTCAATTCAGAGGCCATTTACTTTGTCCTTGCTGGTGTAGAAATAGGTGCCTTTGGAGTTCTTTACTTCGATGATATCCCCACCAGCATCTATTACCAGTTCGAGGGTATCACCTTTGTGTGCCACGGTAATAGGTGTTTCATTTACCGAGAGCACGATGTCTTCCTTAGCTGTTAATGTCATTCGCCCACTCTTTGTTGTCAAAGCCTTTGGATGGTGCTTGTGCCTTACCCGCTTTGTGGATAAGCATTTCGATATCGGCATGGATATCAGCCAATTGGAACATCAGTTGAATCCGCGCCAGCTTCGTGACTTCGTGATCATACGCACCACGCTCGACACGAGCTGCCTCAGCAAAGAGCGCTTCAGCAGTCATGCCGGTGGTTTCGATGCCCAGTTTGGAAAGCAGGCGTACCAGTTTCAGGTACATCAACGAGTGGACGTTGTCGTTGAGGAACGAAGTGCTCAGCTCAACGCCGTAGACTTGGTCGATGTATTCCTGGATGTTATCAAACTGCATTAGGTGTATTCCTTCAGTACGTCTTCGAGATCATGGGGATTTACAGAACCAACTTCGCCGTAGTTATCGACGTTAGTGCACACAAACAGATCGCCATCGCGCACATCATCCGCGTGCTCGACTTTGAGTTGATCGCCCTCATTCGCATAAGGAATATCATGTTGCTGGCCATTACGATCCAGGACCGTAATGAAGATATCACGCGCGGCGGTCAAGACCATTCCGGGTTCGACTTTCGACGCTGCGATTCCGCGGACTGCCATGGTTAGGATACGTGCGAGCATGAGTGGGCTCCTTAACTTTCACTCGCCAAGTTTGGTCGAGGATGGAATTAATACAAGGACGGTTCATTTATTTTGGCTCTCCTGTCACTAAGGAGTAATGTAGAGCTGTAATTTTTTACAACATAAAAGAGTCCCCGAAGGGACTCCGTTTAGTTGAACTGCAGCTTCAAGCCAACGATCGGTGATTCCCGATCAACATGAATGGTGCAGTAACCAGTTGTTGGGTCCAGCGTAAGGATAAAGCCCCAACGCAGTCCGCACAGTTTGGTTACATGACCGATTTCGATACGAGCCTTACCACGACTTACATAAGCTGGATCACCCAACTCAGTAGGCTTCATGCGGGAGATATCATGAACACACAGGTTATCCCCAGCATCGATATACGCGATCTGCTTAACCGCCAGCGTTACAGACTTGCCGTCGTTCTGACACAGTGCATACAGATCAATCGGATCTTTATCCGTGATCTTGACAAAACCGGTTTCAACAACTTCACCACTCGGCAGGATTACCCGCTGTGGCATGGATTGCGCGTGCTGTACAAACAGCTGCGCGTTGTTATTACGTTGCAATACTGGGAATTGCCCAGGATTCAATTTTTCAGACATGCGAGATTCCTTACGAACGTTGACGTCACTACGATACCCAGTGTCATTACAACACTTAGGAGGAACGTGATCTCGCTAATGGGCGGTTCACCAACTTTCCTCACTAAGCTTTGCTCCAACGGAGCGTAGCCACAGGCTTGGACAAATTGGTTTGTTCGAATCGAGTGATCCGTTCACCTACCAATTTGATCTGTACCCGGAAGAACAAAACGTCTTCAGAGTTTCGTAGGATTGGGCTCAGCTTCGCCACTTCCTCAGACTTGTGGTAACGTACCTCAGTGCCTGTGATCGTGATATAGAAGTCATTCAGCCCAGCGTGTAGCTTCTTACTCCCATCAGGAGAAACAAGCTTAGAACGCTCTACAACGCGCTGGTTACCGTACATCGTGGTAACGTCTACGCTGTCAAAGTTCATTTCCATTACTGGCTTTCGTGCCCAACTGAGCAACCACCAAACACCAGCCACCATGCCCAGAAAAATCAGGGCCAAATTTCCTGCACTTACATCTACTAACATCTTGCCCCCACAAATGGCTTAGTTGCTTTTATCATGCCAGCCACGGAATGACGCTTAGGGATATCTAGTTCAGATATCTCTTCCCCCGTATAAATAGAACGCACACTGGTAAGGGAACCGTCAGGATCAACATTGAACTCGACGGCCCCGGAAGGATGAATACCCAATGAACGCCAAGAGACCAAATCGGTTTCAATAATGAAATGCCGCAACTTACCCAAAAACTCAGTAACCCACACATTGTCTTGTTTGATCAGCTTGACGTCCATTTTAGTTATCCTTGTTTAGCCATGGCTTCCCGCAAAAGATCACCCATGGTCGAGGTGGGTTTCTTTTTGATGCGTTCACCGAAACCGTGTTCTTTTGCTAATCGTTCGATCATATCGAGGTTTTCGATGATCTTATCGATCTGCAAACCAGCGCTCAATACTCGGGCCTGTGCATACTGTCCAGCCTCGGCCTTGATCAGAATGTCATGAGCTTGCATGTACTCGGCGCGACGTTCTGCCAGTTGTTTGCTATCGAACCCAGCGTAAGGACGGAAGCGGATATGCATGAACCCGACTTCCATACCTGCGAAAGCTTCACTTACAGCGATTTGTTTTTCTTTCGGTACATGAAACCCGAAGGATTGGAACAACGCAATCGGAGACCGAACTTCGGTCTTTGCTGGTGCAACGTAATTCGAGAGATCCATTATACTTCCTTAGGTACAAATGCTTCGTAGTGTTTCATGGCATAAAGCATCGGAGTAACTTTACGCTTGGAATTATGATGCACGTATGGCTGGTTACGCAGATCACGGTTAATCCGAAACCATTCAATCGCTTGCTCTTGAATCTTTTGCACCGAGTCACCCAAGAACAACACATGGGCTGGCTCGTATTTGAAAGTCCCATCATGCCAACGACTAGCATGCACGCAAACCCGAACTTCAAAGATACCGAACCCAGCAAAACCATTATACTGACAATTCTGCCAGATCAGGTCTTCAGGCTTGACTACCAACAGATCACTGTGACAGTATTTAACCGAAAGGATGAGTTGCTCAATCGTGGTGTCTTTGGAGATGTCGTAGAATTTGTAGGACTGGTTTGTAGTACATTGCCGAATATCAGTACACTCAAGCATGTTCACACTCGAACTGTTGACTGATAGAGGCACGCATTGCAGCGATGTCTTCAGCAGTGATGAGATTGAATGCCACCAGCTGCACAGAGTGATGGTAGGTTTTATCCCCATCAATCAATGTGAAGTGAACAATTGCGCTACCTTCGTATTTGTCGATAGCTGTACAGCGCCAGTCGAAGTTAAGGAAAGAGAACAGCACGCGATGTGCGCGTTCCAGTTCTTCATCAACCATGTTTGCCAACAGATAGTCGATCTCACCAAGGACTTCATCACGGTCGAAATCACCATCACGTCCTACGGTCACATGCCCCACGTCAGCAGAGATTGGCATCCCCAGTTGGTCATAAGCTGCCATGGTGGCGCTCCAGGTTTGCAAGAAGGTACGTGCAGCATGCAGTTCCGATTTAGTGGGTTGTTTAGGACCCAGCTTACGGAATGGAGCACATGGATTACCAGCTTCGGTGATACCATGATAACCTATAACATCACGACCAGCAATCAAGGCGATACCAGCATTACGTTGAACAAAATTCTGCACGAACGTTTCAGCTTCTTTTTGATTCTTGAAGATAGCGCAACGAGAGTCCAACGTGAACAAACGCTTGGAGTGTTCGTATTCATCCCAGAACGGCATATGCATGCCGAGCGAACCATGTTCGTTCAGATAGGTACGCTGTGAATGCTGACCACGAATTTGGGTTTCAATGTAAACTACACATTTAGTCATCTTAAATGGACCTATTGTTTTCTTTGTCAAAGAGACGGTTAACAGCGAAGAAGAACTGTACGTTAAACCGATAAGGCCAACCAAACGGTTTAGGGTCTGGTGGATTAGCTTCATCATGGATTAAACGCACAGAGTTATTTACAACTTTGATGCGGCGGTCAGGCATGTAGACTTGTGGCCCATAAGTAGGACACGTATCATACTCGCCATCGGGTAATTCGGTTATAGGCATACGTCATTCTACCCCCGCTATTGTGTAAATGATAGGGGTGGACAGATACAGCAGAAACAACACGGCGACCGTATAAGTAAACCACTTGTAGAGCTGACGATCAATCTTTCCATTCCCTGCCAATAAAGCTACGGAACTGGAAAGCCATACCCACAAGACACCACCCATGAGAAAAGTAAGTGCCCACATCATGCCTTTGAACATGTTAGTACCCGAACTTCTCATTTACGAATGGAACTTTGAACAACTGGAGCAGATCCATGACTTTGTACTTCTCTTCGTCATTGGTCGGCATGAAACGCAGCTCATCGCCCGGTAACCAGATGTAAGGAACCTGTGTTTCGTCTTCGATCATTTCAACCAGATCGAGGATACCTTTCTCAGCCCACTCATAAGGATCGAGTTTGATGTCGGTACGACGCCACACCAACAAATCTTTGTGGTGTTCGATCATCTCGATCACGTACAGTGCATCAGCGCCATCTTTAGGAATATAGGTCATGAGACCTTCATCCCGACGATCTGGTTGGTACCAGCCTTCCATGAAGTTGTGGATACCATCAGCAGCTTCCACAGCCTTAGTGCTCAATGGGTCAAACTTGACTGTGATCTCCAGTGGCTTACCGTCGTTATCCAACAAGTTAAGCCGACGCTTCAACAGGGTACGGAACTCAGTCCAATCAGAGCCCCAGAACTCGATGAACACCCATTCACCATCAGGTGCATCGAAACCACCCTGGAAGAAGGCATTGCATTTCTGCCGTGCCTTGTAGTATTCGCAGGTGTAGTACTGGGAACGCATGAAGCGAGAAAAGATCTGGTGCACAGATTCGGTAACGTGCTTACCGTAAATGTTGATACCTGGACCTTTACCGGGTTGTGGCTTTACTGGAATCTTGATCATTACGCAATCCTTACGTGTGGTTCGTTAGCCCGAGGTTTGTGATCTACACGAGCGATTTCTTTTACATCTTGCTCATGGAGATTAGTAGCCCGGTAGAACGAGTCGAGCGCTGCTTCCAGCGACATCGAATTCTTAGCGGTCCACTGAGTGCCATTGAAGGCAGTAACTTGCCAGATCATGCGGCTTCCTTAAAGAGGTAGGTGCGTTGAGAAGTTGCTGTTTGAATCAAACCGTTGTTGTCATCCTGTCGACGGATGAATATTCGGACAGGCTGATCGAAATCTTTGTCTACCTTGAGTAGCTTTCGCATTGCAGCTGGCGATAGCTCCATCATGCTTGCCAGGAAACCACGGGCTTCCTTGTACGTGTCAATAACCAACGCATTACGTTCCTGGGAACACAGCCCTGCTTTCACCACGGGTTTAAACAGCGTGCTCTCAGGTTGCTTTTCAGCGGTAATGAAAAGCTTGGAATCACCTTTGCGTACTTCAAAAATATACTTCGACATCATTTCATCTCCACGGAATGCAGTGTATACCATGACTTGAAGAAACCGAAATAGGTACGTTCTTCTAGAAGTTCTACTATGATGGGTCCTTTCTTCCAGTTATGGACTGTTTCCATCTTTAGGATGGAACCATCTTCATAGAAACTGTAGACCCCCTTCGCATCTGCATATGAATCATACTTGGCCGCAAAGCGTAGATATTCGTTCATTCCCCACACACTACCGGGCTCACGTATACCTACCTTACCATTGGCATCGGCAAAGCATTGATACTCATGTTTCCACCGGACTTCAAGTCCTTTGAAGTACTTGTAGCGAAAGCGAATAACATAACGGCCACCCAGCCCACGAGTAGACGAATTGTTATATCGGCAGTCTTGCCAGTAACCGACAATACCAATCGATCCCAACAGTGCAGAAAGTCCCAGTGCACCGATAGCAAACCAACCATAGATACCAATTTCCATCGTACTTCCTTAGTTTCACACAAAAAGAAAATGGGCCCCGAAGGGCCCATCTTTTAAGGCTGGGCGTCCACCACTAGCTTCCGGAAACCAACGGAGGCTTTGTGATGAACGGCATCGGCCTTAAAGATGATTTTGATGAAGCGTTGCAGCGCAAACTGCTTAAGCTCGGTGTCCGGGGTGTAGATGAGGTTTTCGAAACCAACACCTACCCAAACAACCAGAAACTTTACGTGATCTTCTTTAACATCCATACGGATGCTGGTAACCTTACGATCTGGATTTACAACAAACAGATCGAAAAGTGGAGATTCGGGGCCAAGGTGCTCATGGTACTGGCGCAGCGTTTCAGTCAGTGCATCATTGTGTTTTGCAACGTGCTTCGGGAGAGCTGCAGCAATTTGTTCTTTAGTAGGCATATCGTGTTGCTCCATAGTTTTCTTAATCCACGAAAGTAATATAGGCTTTTAAAATGTTTAAATCAAGTCTTTTCTTCAAAAAAAAAAATACGGCATAAAGCTTCCCCGAAGGGAAGCAGTATGATTAAGCAGTAACGGTAACAGTCTTGGTGACGCTGTACTTGCCAGCTTCAGCAATGGTGATAACCGAGGTACCGGCTTCAACACCAGTAACCAGACCAGTCGAATTAACGGTGGCCTTAGCGGTGCTACCAGAAGTGAAGGTCGGCGATGCGGTGTATGGCTGGCCGTTCTTGGTGACGGTTACAACCAGTTGTACGGTAGCGCCAACAGCAGCGCTAGGCGAGGCTGGAGTTACAGTAGCAACGTAGACGTCAGGTACGACTGGAGCAGCTTTGTCAGCGAAAGAAACAACTACACGAGTAGCTTCTTGGGTGACAACTACTTGTTCCCAGCCAGCAGCTTCAACAGCTTCTTTCAAAGCGGCTTGAGCAGCAACGGTCAGAACAGTCTTATCGACAATCACTTTCAGGTTGTGAGTTTCGATTTCATCGTTGCCGAGGTAATCGATAACACGTTGGGTAGTCAGGTGCGCATTGATCGCTTCTTCGAGTGGAGCATTGTCCAGTTCGATACGTTGTGCAACAGCAGCAGCTTGAGTTAGAATAGCCATAGTGGGCTCCTTTGTGATCTCAGAGGAATCTACATAGGTAGATACATAAGATCACACACCCTCAGCTATTAATGTAACTTGCCCACATGTCGGCAATAGGAACGATGTCTGGTTCATCACCAGACAGATCAACGTTCAGCATGCGCTCACGACCATCGGTCATTACTACCGAGCAGTTATCGATACTGACCAACGTAGCTTCTACGCCAGCGTCCATACCCATTCGGTAAGCTTGGGACATGGTAGCCCCTTTAGCAAACGCCGGAATGTTACGGTCATTTACTTGAGTTTGGATTTCAGAGAAGAAAGCTACACGAGCAACACGTGAGCTTTCAACCATCTTCCGTTCCAGGTCTTTAAGAACAGCATGCGCGTGTTCGAGTTCTTGCCGTGTTACGGCTGGTGCATTAATCGTGTCGCTCACAAGCGGAGTCCTCGATGATTGGTTCGATTTCGGTGATAGAGATTTTCTTGAACTTCTCGGTAATAGCCAATTGACCACCAACGAGTTGTTCGATTTCTACACCGAAGTCATAAGCACATTGTTCTTTATCACGGATATTCCAAGCGTGCTGGTCAGCTGCACCGAAAGCACCCAGACGACCAGACTCGTCATACTCAAGGAACAGCGGTTGTTCCAACATGGCAATAGCATCAACACCATGTCGTTTGAAACGGAACCCGGTGAACCATGTTCTTTTGGGCGTGTGTACGACTTCAGGGAAATCGTTATCAACCCATTCTTTCAATCCGCCACCTTGGATGTTGATGAGATACACCCAGGTGTAGTATGCCACAAGTGCAACAATGACGATACATACGGCAGTAACGGTGACGGTAGGCGAAGGCAGCGTAAACATTTCGGATTCCTGTTAGGTCATTTTGGTGTAGAGGACAAAAGAGATGTAAAGCAAGCCTACCGCTGCGAGCCCGATAGGTGCACGATAAGCATAGACAAACGAGAGCAGTTTTTGTTTCATTGCAAAGTTCCTGGTTGTGGTACATACCAGAAAGCAGTGCGTATTTATTAATCGAAAAACAACCCAACGTATTCGTAAAACTTGCTGGTCATTGGTGCAAAGTTCTCATGCTCTTTAGGCACACGCACAATGTCGATGTAATCCATCACTTGTGCAGCCCCTTCAACCCTTAGGCGATCTGCACCAGCTTCACCATCGGACTGGGCAGACATGTGTTTGGCTAAGCCTTCTAAGAAAGCTTCCTGATCGTTGATGACAATCATGGGTTGTTTGACAGTGCTCATGTTACTCTCGCTCCGAACGTTCTTTAATAACGGTATCCCGATACACCCGTGGGTCTTCCATTGCTTTAGAATACACGAATTCGTGCCACCCTTCATAAATAGCTTGCGGTAGATGGCCAGCTTCAGCCATCGTACGGAAACCTAGGGTAATACCGTGGAGTATCCCATGTCGTTGACCATTGTAATAGCCAAGCATGATAGGACATGGATCTTGATGGTTCTCTGCGTACGACTTACCCTGAGACTCTACGATCATGTCATGGAATAGTTCTCTGTAATCTGTCACACTGCGGTTTCCTCAGGGTTAGCGTAGAATATATCAACGTGCTTTTGGAACTCTTCTGAGATCATACTTGTGTTAGATTCACCAGACGAGATGGTGAGCTCAAAGTAATCCAGAGCAAGCTTAGTCCCTAGGTGAACAGACCTAAGCTCAGATTCATCCACATGGGGGAGTGCATCATGAATGTATGCCACCAAACCAGAAAAGAATTTATCATTATTACCAAACATAAGAAACCTCGAAAAAAGAAACGGCAGAAAGCCTCCCCGAAGGGAGGCATCTGTATTACTTGCCGAACATGCGGTTAGACATGCCCGAGGTACCGATAGCTTCGTATGGCACGAAGATAGCAGCGTTGTTCTTAGCCATTTCGCCTTGAACTTCCAGGGCTTTGTATTGCAGCAGGCGATCACTCAGGCCATCAGCAGTGATGGCGTTGGAGTCACGCAGGGTCTTGGCTTTAGTTAGCTCGATATCGCGATCCAGTTGGGCCAGCGCCAGAGCGTTGGTACGCTTGGCAGTTTCGATGGCTTGCTGGTTGGTTTCGGTTTCGATAGCCAGCTTACGCTCGGATTGTTTCTCGATGGCATCGGTAATAACTTTAGGGTATTGCAGGTTACCCAGAGTTACGTTGGAAACTTCCAGAGGAGAAGAGGCCATTGCTTTAACCAGACGATCGCCGAGGTCTTTGGTGATGTTGTCGAAGTTGGCAGCTACGTCTTCGGTTTTGTACTTGCCTACAACCGAACGGGAAACCGACTGCACTACGTCCAGACCGTAGACACCGTAGACTTGCTGCAGAGTAACGCGTTTGTCTTTGACCTGGATGTCGTTGAACATCTGGTTAAGAATTTTCTCGTTACCACCGATACGAGTACGGAACTTGACGTCGAAAGTCAGGTCCAGTTTGTCTTCCATCTTCACGGTGATGGTTTCGGCAACGGTGCGAGTACCGGTTTCCAGCAAGACCAGTTCATCACGGCCCCACAGAGTTTCTTTACCTGGTTCCAGGATCTCTGGGTTGTAGCCTGAGGTGGTCAGGACCTTACCTTTGTAAGCAGGTGGGATGACTTCGAACGAGCAGCCTTGCAGTGCAACGACAGCAACCATGGCGAGTGCAGCAGATTTGATAACAGACAGCAGTTTCATGCAGCTATTCCTTTTGAATTTGAGAGGTGCAGCAGACAGCCCGACTTATCGGGCTATCGAATTATTTGTCGAGATTGCCAGCGTCAATTTCTTTACGCAGTTCAGCAGCAGCTTTCTTTGTCGACTCAGGAGAAGCGGATTCAGGACGAACCACTTCACGCTTTTCGGTCAGTGTACCAACCTGATCGAAGCGAGCACGATCGCCTTGGACTTGATGGACGCCGACGTTGATGAAGCTACCAGTCCAAAGCACGAGGACTGCGATGCTCAGCAGCCAACGCCATTTGGCGGTAATACCAGCGACCAGTTCGGCTTTCGAACGGATCAGCCAGATACCCAGGGTGACGATCAAGGCAATGCCCATGACCGCACCGATAACACTACCTTGCCAGTAAACAGGGAAGTCCATCATTGTTCCTTACGAGTTAACGGTCTCAGCCCAGGAAGCATTCAGCGATTCGCTCAGACCTTGAACAGTGGAGATGCCACCCGATGCAAAGGCTTCTTCCAGAACGACAACGGTGCCGGTGATGGCGGTGTTGACAGCCAGGGTCTTGTCTTCAACAGCCAGTGCTTCGGTGCGCATGACGTTGATTGCGGCAACTACAGCAGCGTTGTTTTCGGTGGTGGTGTTGCCAGCTTGAGTATCGGACATTACAGAGTTCCTTGTTTGAGTGTTCCAGAGGTTTAGATGTAAACCCCAGAGTTCGGTATGGCCACAGTCGACCATTCTGACTTGATTGTTGATGGTGCACGCTGTGTCTGTGATCGCATCTTGTAACGCGGCACTGATCACTGCATGGTATTGCATTGGCAAGTGATTTTTTGCACGAGCCAATACATCGTCACGAACATCACGAAGTTGTGGGCGTAGATACTCCAGTGCAAATGACGGAGTTTCATACGCTGTCCATGACATGTCGTCATCTGTAGACGGGTGAGGGATACCTAGGGCATGTAGTTCTGAAGCTGTCTCGTATGTGAGACTACTCTGATCGTACTTATCCTCCCACTCGTCTTGTGTAGGTAGGGGATCAAGAACCAAAGAAATCCTCCAGTGCCTGTTCTTCTTCTGCCGTGGAAATCGCTTTCATCGATTCCAATACGCGCGATTGGAAATCAGGTTCGAGGATACCAGCAGCAGTAAGGGCGTTCAGAGCTCCCTCAAGCCCCGGAGCGTGGCGTTCGAAGTCTTCGCCATGTTGGTCACGGGCCCAGTTGATGAACTGCTGTGCAGCGATATCTACAGCTTCATCAGTGATCTGGCTCATGAGTTGACTTCTTCGATGAAACGATCGGCTGCCCCCATGAACTCAGTAGCGCAACCTTCAGCCGATACTTCCAGGCAGAAAGCATTTTCATACACACGCGCCGTTTCAGCAATGGCGTGGACAATGCCTTGTTCTTGCGGCAATGCGCTGGCTTCGATACGAATACCTACCAACGAATCCAGGATTTCTTTTTGCTTTGCATCGTTAGCATCTGCAACCGAAGCAGCTACCGCGTCAATGTTTTCTTGTGTGAGGGCCATCTCAGTTCTCTACGAGTTAATGGTTTCGATGTACGCTTCGACTAGTTCATCTTCATCGAAGAATGGGGTGCTACCCAGGTTGTAACCAGCTGGGCAAATTTGTGCTGCACTATCGATGACACGCAACGTACCGATAGTTGTGTTTTGAATCGCTTGCTGCACTGCTACGGATTGATCAATAGTAAAACCGAGGTCTTGGCTATCGAGTTCATCCTGAACAGTTTTGTTCATTTCCAACAGACCAGTGAGAATGTGATCTCGTGCCGCAGTCATGCTGTTGAAGGGTTTGCTCATACGTGTACATCCACGAGGTATTCTGGGTTAGGTTTCAATACCAGTTTGTCAGCTCCTTCTTGGGGCTCTGGACTAGTGGTTTTTGCCTCTTCGCGTTTATGTCGAATCAACAATGCGCCACCAGCCACAGAAGCCAAAACTTCTTCAAACGACAGGTTTTCTGGGAAAGGTTCTTTTGCCATTTCTTAGTCCTCCATGGAATTAGATAACCTGCGTAAAAAGTTTCTTACGAAGCCAGGTGGGCTATGCCTTTATCACTAGGCCAACCTTCGAGATTGTAGGCGGTATGCTCGATGATCGCATCACCGATTTGAGCCGGTGGAGGGATGATACCCGCCAGCGAGTTCTGATCAGAAGCCAAGGCTACTGCACGACGCGCTTCAGCATCTGGTACGAACAGATACTGGTAGTATTCGCCACGATCCGAATACGCCCAGATTTCCATACCCTGTTGTTGCATGACTTCCGCAAATTTCTTCACGGTTTCATTGTCATCCTTACGGAACGAACATACCACATCACCCGGACGGAAGATATCCACAGCGGCGAGATCAAACACGGCATCCATCCTCTTGGTTATATTCGTCAATTTGAGCCCAGTATTCCTCGTAGCGTTCTACGGTCGGAAGGGCGTATTCAATAGCTGTACCCAGATCACGACTAGGGGCATCGTAGAATTCGATAGCGATGAAGCCAAGAGAACGGAGTTCTTGGATGATCTTCTTACCAGCCAGCGATTCACTGCGGATGTCTACTGGGTGGTGAATAATGAATACCAGACCGTTGTGGGTAACACGAGCGGGACCTGGGATTGGTTTCTCGTAGTGCTTTTCCATCACGGCATCGATAACAGCTTTAGCGATGCTTTCCTGGATTTCTACGACATGCTTGTCAGCATCTTGGTACATATGGCACATTACTTTGGATCGCTCTTCAGGACAGTAAGGGACATACGGGTGAACCCGTCTTCGAAAGCATTGTAGTCATTGAAATGCACAATGCTGAATTCTTTATCTGCAAGCTTGTCACGCACAGCATGCTGCACGTATTCAGAAACATGGAATGGCAATTCAATATACCACTTCCATGCGTTCTGGTTATCTTGAACGTTCAGGAAAGGGTCGTAACCCTGATCGCCGCAGAATACAGCAACGACGAGTTCCAGGATTTGTTTCACTTCATGAGCGGTACCACGTTCGATGAGTTCATTCCGATTAGGAATGTTACTCAACAACTGTTCAATGACATTTGCCAACTTTCATTCGCCTCAATATCTCGATGATCTGCCCATCGAATTGATTAGTTTCAATTGCGTCTGTAATACATACCAGACCTGGTTCCATTTGTTGCACATGCCACTTGATTGCTGCATTTAAAACGATTAACGCCATAATCGGAGAACTGTTGTTACACAATTCTCCAAGTACGTGAAAATTCTGATCCGGTGTTAGCGGTTCCAACCACTGTCGGTACGCTGGTATTGCGGCTTGCCCATAGCCTCGCCCAACCGCGTCACAGGCTTGGGTGGAGGTGCAAACGAAAGTACTCGACGGTTTGCTGCATGTTGAGTTTGATCGTCTGCCAGTTGCTGCGAATGCTGATACATGTTGCGTGTCCCCGTTGCGGTCTATTAGTTCAAGAGTAGGGCGAACATAGAGACGGATGACCCCATCAGGATCAAGTTGCCATTCTCCACGAACAATAGCCAACCGTGCATAAGCCATTGCTGCTCCTATATCAAATACACGCAAGTAGTTTACTACAAGCTTTTGCCTT